CCCCACTATCCGAATTAACGGATAGCCCGCAGGGCTGGTAAGGCCCCTAGAGACGGATGGCTTCCATCTCTAGCCTTGCTCGTTTGATTCGGAACGTACGAGCACGTTCTTGACTCTCGAAAGCCTCTGTGCTGGACCAGAGTCTCCCGTGGTTCTCATGGAACCACTTGAGAAGCCCACCTGCCCCCTCAACAACGTAAGGGGAAGGGTCCGCTTTGACAGTGGGGAAAGTCTCGTACCAGGTCTGGTAGGAGGTGTCATAGACACCTCTCCACCTAGGCCTGATGCAAGTATCCTTTGCCAAAACGGAGGCAGGGAAGTCGATCTGAGTGGGATACCACCTCGGTGGAATCTTAATCAGTTGATCGAGAATTCGATCCGACTCCTTCACAGTCGCCCATAGACCGTTGCGATAGCAACGGTTACGGAAGTCTGTGAACTTTCTGATGAGAGCTGCATCCTCGCGTGACAGTGGGATGTCAGCCCGGAGACGTACAATGGACACGTCTGTGCCATTGAAGTACTCCGTCCCACAAGACTCTCTGAACTTTCCAGTCCAGAAAGACTTTGACTTGTTAACCTTGAATCCAAAAGATTCGAGACGGTCAACAACGCGAGATGTCCAATCTACTGGGACGACAATGTCATCCCCGTAGACGCTGACGTCGTTGCGCAAAAGCGCGCGGACAGGCAATGGACCGTGCGGAGACGCAGCCGAAAGAATCGTGGTAAAAACCATCGCTTCAATCGGAAACGTCAATGCAGAACCCATGGATGCAAACTTGTGAAGGAGAATTTCTTCTCCCTCCACGCTTGCAATCCGAGACCTCGTCGCCAAGACGAAGTCTCGAAGATGCGGCCACCGTTCGAATAGTCTCATGACTACCGAAAGGTGAACCCGATCAGACGCCTCACTCAGATCGAGTGTGGCAAGGGAGCCATCAACCGACGCGCGATGCGCCAACCGCTGGTTCCTAGACTGGTCGGTAAAACCGAGCACACCGTTCAGTAAGCTTTCGCTTACTTCACGGTAAATCTCGTTCTTGAGCCCCTGCTGTGCATACTGCATAGCTGAAGGTTCAATCGCGATGATGCGCGGTTTTGCAGCAGTCTTCGGCACTGCGATAACCCTCACGGGTATCTCAGCGCCTGGGTTCACAAGCTCACGACTGAACGTCGAAGAGACGTTCTCGGTATACCTCCACGACGGAAAGACTTCTTGAAGTCTCTCCGGCCAGTAAGGAAACCGCCAGCGTTCTGGGTGATCGAGACGATCAGCCACAGAACCCGGGCCGTGAGACGGAATCAGTTCGAAGTTGGCAATCCTTGATTCCAACCTATCGAACAGATCCGTGAACAGGAGATCACGGGACTTGGAAAAGTCCCGCCACATCCAGTCGGGTATACCCCGACGGAAGTGTTCTCCTAGTTCCCTGTCAGTCTGGATGAAAGCTTTCATCGCCGCCGACTCCCTCTCGGGGGTCGTCGTCTTGAAGACTTTCCCAGACAGACCGGTGATCTGTCTGAGAGCCCAGATAGCGTTAGCATCTGGGTCATCCAACAGGTTGCCCGTGTCAGAGAACACACGAGAGAGGAAACCCCTAAGGAAATTGGGGAGACCTCGGGCGTAACGAAAGTTCGTTACGTCTTGTCTCGGCCAAACACCGTCTCGAAGACCTTTCTCAAGGGCCTTCGAGAGTGTTGGCAAGGTGATAGTTAGAAACTCTTCACCTTCGCGTTCTGAACGAGATCTGATGTAATCAGAATCTCGATCCACGTGGACACCGACAAAACGTCCTGCATCGAGCAGGACGGCCAGCTGGAGAGTTACCAGGCTTTTCATGTCTCCCTTTCGGGTTTCATCCAGCCAGTAACTCGATGACCTTAGGACCGACGGCTCGCAATCAGGCCGAAAGCCGTGATGCTGATGGAAATCAGCACCACGATTCCGACTGTGATGAGAGCCTCAGTCCCACTCACCGCTCTCCACCAAGGATCTTCTTCAGAAGAGCCTTCGTGGACGCTCCGAGCGCCGTAGTAAGCGCATCGTAAAGCGCCTCCGCCTGAGTGGCCGTGATCCCAACAGGGATCGACGAACCAACAGAGACGGAGTACGGGACACGTGCCTTGAGCCCAGTGATGGGGTCAGTCACGATCTCGTACTTCACGAGGGAGATGGTCGCACGGTTGACGCCCTTCTTGTCAGTCTTTTGGGTGACAAAAAGGTCAACGTTGTTCGTGCGGTCCGAGTAAACGTTCGTTTCCGGACGTTCCTCGAGACGGGGCAGAGTAGATGCCGTACCGGAAATGGTAACGGCCTGCGGGTCAGCAAGCACTGGTTCTCCTATTTTCTGTGGCAGTAGTCCACTGCCGGGGGATTGGGTTGGGTGTGTGTTTCACACTCGGACCTTTGTGAGGCCAAGTGCT